TTTAATCTATAGACTCCACCAGCTGCTCCATTTGAGTATGCTGTAGTTGTAGTTATATAAGCATCTGCATTTGCACTACTACTAAAAGCAGAAAACGATGTTCCAGAAGATATTACATATTCATCATCTATATTTACATAAACAGTAAAAGTTACTCCATTTAAATTATACTTTCCTTGTGTATGCCAAGTACAACCGCCTACTTGATTTTGTGTAGTTTTTGTTGGACTTGCTCCTTGATAAATCCAACTACAAGCATTATGTCCTACTACTCTATATGGTAATACTAGTCCTTCTACATCAAATGGAGATGAAAGTTCAAAACTTATTTCCATTGCATTTCTAGTTTCTATTCTATCAATTATATAGACTTGTCTAGGAAATTCAATGGGCGGATTTGCATCTCCTGCTTCACCATATAGATATTTTTTTAAAGTTCTTCTTCTATATAATTTTTTACCAATTAAATTATCAAAACTTGTTCCTATTGCAGTCTCAAAAGTATTTAATACATTAGCAATTCTAAGTACCGGTCTTGCTGTTGGTCCTGTTGAAGTGTGGTCTACTCCTTCTAATGTAATTGGTAATACACTATATGTTCGCACAGTTCCTGGACTATCATAATCTCGAAATTGAAGATTAGATTCCCCACCTCTTGTATAATATAATCTTGCTCCTGCATCGTTATATTCTAACTCAAAAAGAGTAATAAAAGGCGAAGCTTGTTCTAAACCCTGTAATTGTTTTATTGCTATTTTCTCTGCCATTATGCTTCATATACTCTTTCAAAAGTTGCTGAAAGACTGTAAAAATTATCATAGTCCCATGTTTGATTCCATGATTTACACACTACTTTTATTGTTTCTGTTGTACTAGTATTACTACCGGCTGAATCCTTATCGATTGTCATTTGAAACTTTGTAACACCATTTAAATCTTCAAAGAAGTCTACAAGAGCATCAATTTCTGCTTTTGGTCGAGTATTAAAAGTAACACCCATTCTTTGTGGTAAGTTATTTATACCATCTGCAATTCTTTGCTCAAAGCCGTCACCAAAAGTTATAGTATGAACTGTAGGTGTATTTGATCTAGAAAATCCTTTATCTACTGATACAGGTGCGCTAAAACCGCTTATATTTGATCCGCCATTTTGTGTTATTGCTGTTGCCATTATCTACTTAAAACTCCTCCAGGTCTCTTCTCTCTTTGGATTATTTCCATTGTTGATGCTTGTATCATGTCTCCAAGTGCTTTTGCTTGTTGTGGATTTTGTCCTGATCCTTCTGTTGCACCATTTACATTTACAGTAATATTATTAGTTCCACCGCCTGCTCCTTTTAATTCTACTGGAATACTTCTACTATTTCCAAGTGGTACGACTGCTTCTGTTCCGTGAAGTGTTGCAGCATATCCTGAGTCTGGGCCCATTGCTATACCACCTCTTGCATATGAACGATATCCTGGTGATGACATAATTCCACCACTTCTTCCTTTTGGATTATAATGTCCACCAAATGGGTCAAACTTTGTAGTAAATAGTGATGTATCTATACCCTCCATTGGATTTACAGAACCACCGCCTGGGAATAGAGTATTAAGTATTAACATTCTCATAGTCATTGTTGCTATCTCTGCAAGTATTTGAATTGCCATATTTTTAAAAGCAGCTGCAAATGTTGTTGTTCCTTTTGCTACTTCTACAAATGCATTTGCAAAACCGTCCATCAAATTTGTACCTATACTTGTTGATAAACCTTCTACCATTGATAGTTTAAGTTCTGATATAGCTAACTCACTATTAAATTGTTGAAGATTTTCAATTGCTTCTTTACGAGTCATACTCGGATGTTTGTCCATTGTATCTTGTACTTGTTGTTCTGTTACTGGTTTACCAGCAACTCCAAACATATGCTCTAAACCAAATGCTTGTGATGTTTCTTCTTTTAATGCTAATTCATTTCGTAATCCATCTCTTCTAATTTGTTCTGTCATTAATGCTAATTTATTTTGTGCTCTTAATTGTGCTGTTACTTGTTCTTGTAAAGATAGTGCATGTTCTAGTGCTGCAAGCATTCTTGGATCTTTTTTAATTTTATCATCTTTTATTATCGCTTGTAAACTTTCTTCTTTAGTTATTGATGCACTTGTTTTTAATCTTCGATCTACGTTGTCTGCTGTTAGTTTCTGTTGTACAGCTAATGCAGATCCATCTTTTACTATTTCTGCTCTAAAGGTTTTATTTTCTGCAAGTTGTTTATTTATTTCTCTTTCCTTTATCAAATTTGCATCTAAAATAGGTTGTAAAGCAGTTAACAACTCACGTTGATCAATAATTTCACTAACTCTACCTGCTAAACTTGCTGCTCTTTCTGGACTTAATCCAAGTATATTTTCAAAATAGTCTTGACTAATACCTTTTTCCATATCAAAATCAACTTTCATAAAAGAATTAAAGCTTGCAAATCCTTCTTTATTTTGAAAGTTTTCTACATCTTTTTTAAGAATATTTATGGCGTTCTCCATAGAGCTTCTATTAGTTTGAACTAATCCTTCAATATTCATAAATGTAGTTTTAGGGGCAAAACTTGTAGCTAATCCTGTTAAGCCTTTTGATAGATCCTGTGATGTTTGATTAAATTGTCTTGCTGATTGTTCTGTTTCTATAATTTGTTTTTGTAATTTTAAAAATTCCTTAGTTGTTGCAGGTGTTATTTTATTATTATCTGCTAACTCGGTTTTCATCTTTTCAAAGACAGCAACAAATCTTTCATCAGGAGATAATTCTATTAATCTATTCAAGTTGTTTCCTAAATCTTCAACTGCTTGAGCAGAAGACTCCATTATTTTGATATTATCATTAAAAGCTCTCTCAAGAAATCTTTTTGAACGACCACCATCAAGAGCAAAACTTGGTCCCTCTTGCTGTGCTTTTCTTAGCTGTCCTTGTTTAAGAAAGTCTGGATCTAATAGTGCAACATCTTGAATTTGTTTTTCTAAATCTTGGCCTTGTAAAGATCGTGCAAATTGAGTAAATGGAGAATCTACAAGACTTTTATTTCTTAATTCTATCATTTTTTCTAGATTTTTATTTACGTCTGCTATTGTATCAGCAAGTTCTTTTGCGCCTTTTATTTGATCTTGTTGATCTTTTCTCTGCTTCTCTGACATTGTTAGAAACTTTACAATTGCTTTAGTTGCTTGAGCCGCCATTACAACAAAACCAGCTATGTATATTGCTCTAAATATTCCTACTGCTATTTTTGCATTTCTTCGTTGTCTTTCTTCTTGTTTTAATAATTGTTGTTCTTGTTTTAATGTTGTTTGTGCGTGTGCTAATTGTTTTTTCTGTTCTGCTGTTTGAACTTCAATAACTTCTTTTCCTTTATGAAACTTAGTTGCTGCTTCCATTTTTTCGAGACCGCTTGTATATATTGCAACTTTTTTAGAATCCATATTTTTTAAAGCACTAAGCTCTTTACCTGATCTTAGAACTCTTAGTCTTGCTGATACTTGTTGATTAGAAAGAGACCCAACAGTAGGATCAATGGATTGAATATTTTGCAATCCTTCTCTTCTCATTCTTTCTGCACCAGTTTTTGATTTAATAGTTTGAGTAGCGCCTAATACTCGTACTTCTCCTTCTATTTCTTTTATTTGAGTTTTTAATGCAGTTACTGTTTGTGCTCCTTTTGCAACTATCATATCAAAATTTGGTAGCATTGATTTTACAATACTACTTATAAATACAAGTAAAGCTGCTGCAAATGCTTGAATATTTTGAGTAAAGAAAGGTGCAACAAAATCTACTATTCCTGCAAGACCGACTTGTAAATCATTTAACATATCATTAAATGCTTGTTGGAATTGTCCTAAAGCAAAAGCACTTGGTGCTATAACTTGACTTATTTTTCCAAATTTAGATTCTGCTTGATCTAGAACGAAGTTGGTTACTGCTTGTGCTCTTTCAAATTGATTTAAGTCTTCTTTTGACTTTCCTAATTGTGCTGCATATTGTTTTAAAGCAGGATCAAGTCTTAAAATAATACCTAATTCATCAAGTAGTTCTGGTTCCGCTTTTGTAACACCTCGAACAAGACGATTGAAAGAGTCGACAACATCTCGTCCTAAGGCAAGTGATACATCAGATGCAGCTTTACCAAGACGTTCTAATTGTCCTGCATTAAGTCCAGCTGCTGTACCAATTGCTACTGCTTGTGAAGCATCTTGATAGCTAATTAAACCATTTGAAGCATTTCTTACAGCTTTTGAAATAACTGAAAACATATTACCTGTAGCAGCACCATAAGCAGCTTGACCTGCTACTAAGTTTCTAAAGTTTACTGAATCTTGTAAAAAACGGAAAGCAGCAGATACAGCAAAGACCTGTGCTGCTAATGTTGCATATACTGGTACAAGGCCGCCTTGAATAGTTTGCGCTTGTTTAGAAAAAGCTTTTGATGAGTTTGATGTTTGACCTGATAAAGATTTAAGTCGTCTATCCGATTCTGCTGTACTTTTAGCAACCGAACCTACGTCTTTACCTGCTTGTTTTGCGTCTTTACTAAGTTTCTTTAACGAGCCTTTACTGGTTACTTCAACCTCAACTACACCGCCTTTTACTTTTTTTGCCATTATTTTCTTTTAATATTAGACGAGGATATTCCACCTGTTTTCGCCTTGCTTGCACGCTCTTGTGCTTTTCTTTTAGCAGTCATCTTATCATTTATAGATGCTGAGTTTTCGTTTTCTATTGCTTTTACAAAGAAAGAAACTTCTTTCTTTTCGTCTACTTCATAAATATCAAGTAGATGTCCATATGCTGACCAATCTTTTCCCATATAGCTTCCACTCATACCGTCCCATCTATCAGGTAACATACTGTGTAAGAAAAGTGCCATTTGAACTTCATATGGAAAGTCCTCTATTTCTGGAGGCATTTTTTCTGGGTCAGGTTCTTCTCCTGTTTGTTCACATATTTTTAAATATGTATCTACTCCTAAATTATCCTTAAATTTTCTTTTAATAAGAGCAAGTATTAGTTTTACTTGCTCTTGGTAAAATTTTCTAGTTCTCCGACTGTTTCAGTAACCCATTGATCAAAGTCTACTGAATTTTGCATAAGAACTTCAACGTTTTCTTGACTGAAAGGTAGTTCTCCTGGTTTATTAGCAACATCATCTGCTGTTAATAATAATTGTGCTACATAGTTATATGTAAAACCACTCCAACCTTTTATAACAGAACTTGTATATTCTGCTAAAAACTTTTCATCATCAAGTTGTTCTTCAAACCCTCGGGTTTTCTTATTAAACTTTTGAGAGACACATTTTGCTCTCAGTTTTATTAATTCTTCTCTGGCAAGATAACAAAGTTTTACTTTGAATCCGTCCATTCCTGGATAGTCAAATTCTACTGTCTTACTTGGTGTAAGTAGTGATTTTAAACTAACCGGTGTTTTATTTTCTTCTGTCATTTCTTCTCCTGTAAAGTGGAGGGCCGAAGCCCTCCAGTTAAATTATTTATGCTCCAGTATAAACAATACTTGCTTCGTAATTACCTGCAGTAGTATCTGGATCAATACTTGCTGGTAAACCATGGAAGTTTGTATCAATTGAGATAATATCATCAATAGAATGTGTTGGAACTTCCAAGTGTGCATTAGGTACTGTAATTGCTACCTTCGGTGTTGAAGCACCGCCAATGTTAAAGACTAAATTAAAATCATTAACAATTTGATCAGTATCTTCAATAATATTCTCAAACAAGTCTGCACTTGCATTTGATTCAGCATTTAGATAACAAGTAAAGTTACCTGAAACTGATCTTGTACCAGTGACGTGACCTAGAGGCTGATTAACAACTCCTAAAGTTTCTGGTGTTAAAAATGTAATATTATTTTCAAAAGTAATATTACCGCCTGTTAGGGTTAATCCATAAGTAACACTTGAACCTCCAGCATTTCCTGTTGCTTGTAAAGTAGTTAATCTGTTTCTAATAAAATTACCTGTATCAGTATGAGCTGTTCCTTCAGTAATAGTTGTTACAGTATTACCTGTTGGAACTGCAGCTTCTTCTGCTATGATTTTACCCATACCACTCCAGTTAATTGTTGCAATTCCATCAATATCAAAATCAATACTTGCTGAGTTTACACAGCAACCTGATATCTTGTATATAGTTTTGGTTCCGCCACCAGCGCCACCCATTTCAAAGTAAAGATCAAAAGTTCCTAATTCAGCTCTTTCTGATCCTGTGAAATCGATAGTACTTCCACTTGTTGTACCTGTAATGCCGTCTGCCCAAACAAACTCTGTGCTTGTTACTGAAGGCGCTCCAGTATTATTTGCTACAAAATTTGCCCATAGTGGTTCTTCTACAGAGTGATGAATATCATCTGAACCGCTTGCTTCCCAACCACCTGTTGCACCATTTGTTGATGCAAATGGTCTCATATAAGTTGAAAAACTCCACTCTGCAGGAGCATATGAATCTGTAAACATTTGTCTACTTCTTCTACTCTTATTTGAAGAGTGCTCTTGCATTTCATTCAGTGTAATTTCACTTGTATTTGTAGCTTGTGAGAAACTAAATCCATCTAATACAGGAATTTCCCACTTAACAAATGCTGATGCACTCGCAGTAGTTCTTTGTACTAGATAAACTTTCGTATCCCGGCTAAAATAAAATGTATCTGCCATTTTTTTCTCCTTAGTACCTTATCTCACAGACTATCTCTCCGATGCCTAGTGGTTCCAGTACTCCTTCATCTGTATCTATGCTCAGAATGGTTGTCTGAGCAGTAGATTGCTTAATATTATTAGAGTCAAAATACTCTAGCGGATCATTATCCTCGAGTACTGTCTCTACATCTTCTAGTAATTCTTCTAAGCGAAAAATTACATCATCTTCGCTATGCACATAACATCTTATTGTTACTTGCAAGAAGCGAAATCTAAAATTTCCACTTGCGTATTCACGAGTCTCATTACCTGCTCCTACATGAATAGTTGGAAAATCTGCTACTTCGTCCCAAAATTTCAGTCGTCTTGCTACTTCTGCGACTGCAACTCGAAACGGAGTTTGTCCATTTATTTGTTCTAACTTTTGAGCAAGTGCTTCTACAACAGCTCTTCTTCTTGTTGAGTATGCTCTTCCTTGTGTGCTCATTAGTGTCTTCTAAACCTCAAAAATCTATTTTGTTTGTTTTGTATCATTATCTGTCTTATACTTGTTTTAATAAGTTCACGAGGATCTCTCAATGTACTACCTTGTTTAAATCCTGGTTCAAATGTTTGATAAGGATATTTCTCATAAGTATAGTTTACATTTAAGCCACCTGGATTTGACTTACTGTCTGTAAGACTTGTTACTTCTACTCCTGTATTAAAAGGTCCTGCAAACGGTCTGCTTGGATTCCCTTTTCCTCTATATTGTAATCGAGGTGGAGTCATATTTCTTTTTAAAAATCTTGGTAGTTGAGCATTTACTATCTGCATTAAAGCTGCTAAAGAAGTAGTGCTATTAGTTGTATTTCTATTGTATCTTCCAGATTTTAAACTTTTTGTTGAGTTTACTGTATTTGATGCTACTCTTCTACTTGATCCTTTTTTTATTGTACTTGATTTTTTTCCTTTTGATTTTTCCACTAGATTAGCTGATTTCATAATTTGCTTATTTAGTTTAAATCTCATATCTGGTAACCCAGAAGCTCTCTTCATTTCTTTTGGTATAAGAGCAAATGCTCCTAGTGCATTTAACTCTGCAACAGATTTTGAACCTTTTTTACTTACATCTTTACCCCATTTATCTATAAATTCATCTCTAATTTCTGATAATAACTTATCAATACTTGGCTCAGATGGAAATCTTTGTTTATCAGCTTGTTTCATTAACTCATTTTGTGCTCCAGTTCCAAAAAGAATTTTAATTACTACACTTTTTGAAATATCTTGTTCTTTAAATAAATCAATTTTATCTAGCCCTTCTATTTTATAAGCAGCATTTAACTTGAGATTTAATCTTTTTGTAATAAAATTAAGACTCCTCTGATTTGTATTTACGTCATCTATAACTCTTCCGGAAGCATTAGTTAAAAGATGTAATAGAGCTCTTGTAGTATCACTTCTTTCCCCTGCTCCTGTGTGCCTACCTGGATTACCATGTAGTCTATATCCTTTATATCTTACTGCTGCGGAAAAGTCTGAAGCACTATCTGCTACGAAATCACTACTACCATCATCTCGATTACTATAATTATCAATTCTGCGTCCTAACCTTCTGCTATGTGCAAAACCGTCTTGACCTAATTCAGCAGCTAGTTCCCGTGCAAAACTAATTAAGTATTCTCTTTGAGCTGTACCATGATTTTCAAACATGCCTGCTTCTGCAGTATAACTTTTATAGAAACGAACTTTTACACCACCACCGGGCAGCTCAGCCACATAAACTTGATTAGTATCATTAATATCATAGTCATTAGGATTATCTTCTGAATCAAGTTGTCCTTCTAAAATTTTAAAACCTGCTCTGGTTAAATAGCCTTCCCATTTACTTTTTGAAGTTTCAGACCTAAAAACAGTTCTTGCTGCATTAACTATTTGAGTTTCTTGATCCGAAGTTAAATCAATATCATTTCCTAGTTTTTCTTTTATTATATCAAACATAACTCCTCGTGTCCATTCTTGTGTATAGAAAACTTCTGTAATAAAAGTTTCTGATTGCTGCCTTATAGCCTCATGACTATTATATGAGTTTAAGATTGAATCTATCTCTTTAAAAATGTTATCTATTGCCATTAGATGACTACTCGATAAAGATCAAGTACTCGTTTGATATGGTCAGGAAAATCAGTACTTGTTCTTAAGCCTGCAGTGCCTTGGTTTTGTATACTTGCTCCACCAAGAGTTCTTCTCTGCTTATGTTCATCTTTTAAATAATATGTTACTAAATCAAAAAGTGCTAATTCTAGGTCTTTTGGTGTAGCTGAATATCCTGCTGTATATACTACTTCAACTGCTCCAAAGCCTGATTTAAATGCCTTTCTGTTGCCACTAGAGTCCAACCTAAAAATTGAATCACTACTTGTATCTATATAATAATCCGTATTATTAGTAAGCGTTACATATGCTGTACTCGGGTTATCACGTTCTTTAACTGATGTTACCGAATTTAGCGGTGTTTCGCTCATTACTACTACTGATGTTATATTATCACTAATATTAAAAGTCTCTGTTTTTGCAGACGAGTAGAAATCTATAAAACTCGTTCCACAATATTTTTTTACTAAGTCAGAAATTTGAGGCACTAAAATAGTAAGACGATCGTCATTGTTATCGCCTCTTATGCCCTCTGCATCTTTGTATTCTTGTACTGTTATTAAATCTGCCATAATTGAATAAGTGAGGGGATAGGCTCCCCTCAAGCCGTTCTATGCTAATTAACTAGCGTCATATTTAAATGCCCACTTAGATGTAGCTCCTGCTATAACATCAGCAAATCCAAGTCTTTGTGAAGCCACAAGTACTCTTCTTTGGTTTTCGACATCATAATCAGATTCGATTGTAACACCTCTTAATCTTGGCATTACATAGTTTCTGGTATAAACAGCACATGCTGCGAACTTAGCCGCTGCTTTTGCTGGGAATTCGTCAACAAGAATAACTCTTGATCCAAATACCTGACCAATCTCACCAGATAGCTTTGTTGAAAGATCACCAACTAGGTTGACATCTTGGAACTCAGCGTCTTGTAGTAAGTTATAATATGCATCTTGTGATACAAGGTATACTACGTCTGATGGATTAACTCCATATTTACCCATATTCTTTCTCATACCTAATAGGTCTGAAGCTACGACTGCGTCATTTGCTCCGAATGCTGCTGGTGAACCTGCACCTACGTCATCTGTAAAGTCAGAATCAGCTTGTGCCATTTGTAGTAGACCATCAAATATACCTGAAGTATACTGACCATCTGCGTGGTTACCTAATAATAATGCATTCTCAATTCCTCTTGCGTGAGATCTAACCATAGATTCTCTTAATAAAGGTAGTATTGGAATAATTGCATCTTCTTCAGTTTCATTACCTAAGAAAGTCTTAGAGATCAACTTGTTAGTTGATAATGTTCTTTCTTGCATTTGAATACCTGTGAAAGGTGCTGCACTGTTATCTGCTCTTTCTTCTAAGTTACCATATGGTGCTGTACCACTACCTGTTACGCCTGTTGTAAATTCAGCATAACCTGCATCTGGTAAGATAGGAAGAATTTGATTAGCAGAACTCATTTGTATTTCTCTAAATAGAGGTGCTAATACTAATTCATTCTGAATATCTCTTTCAACGTTTGCAGATACAACTTGCTCAAAGTCTGCAGAAGAAACTTCAACTGTTGAATGTTGATTAACTTTCTCCATAACTGATTTTGAATATTGGTTATCCCAACCTTTACCAGTCGCTAGACCAGCAAATTTTGCATCTAATATTTCACTTTCAAAAGATTTCTTCCAATCTGCATCACTTCCTCTATTTGAGAAAACTCTCTTAGATTCTCTGATGTGTTGAATTTCTTCTGATTTTTCTTTGAGTTCTTTTTGAAGTTCACTAACGATTGAACCTAATTCTTCGTTCTTCTCGTTAAATCTTTTCTCAACGTCACCCATTAGTTGTTCTGCACCTGATAGTGCTGATATAACAACTTTCTTTTCTACTTCCTGTTGTGCTTCAACTTCCGCTTTCATCTCAGCTTCTGCGTGAGCAGCCTTTTCAGCAGCTTCCTTAGCTGCTTTCTCTTCAGCTGCTTTTGATTCAGCTTGTTGCATTGCTAATTTAGTTGCTGCTTTTTCAGCTACTTCCTTAGCAAAAGCGTCAAGGTTAAAGCCCTCAGGAGCTTTCATTTCTTCGCTCATGCGATTCTCCTTATTGTTGGCTTGCGCCACTTTAGACTGCCCAACTTCTTCAGTTTTAACTGAATCTGCTGAGTTAGTCTTTATAAAAGATTTCTTAAACTCTTCGTAGTCTTCCATGCTATCAAATCCCTTTGACAAAGAGAACATAGCTCCTTGGTTACAAGGAACAGATACCACAGATACTTCAAAAAGTTCAGCATCTTTGATTCTTAATCCACCAGTGTCAGGAATATGATCTGCATCTTTCACACGGAAACCTACAGAAAATGCTCCAAGAACACCGTCTTTAATTAAATCAGTAATTTGTCCAGCTGCTTTTGATATTTTAGCAGTGAACTCTAAACCGTTATCTACAGTTCTAACAGCCTTTGCTCTTCCGATTGGCTGGTCATGATTGTGATTGTATAGAACTATAGGGTTTTCTAAATAATTATCTACACCACCCTTTGTCCATGCTTCAACCTCAATTACATCACCTGCTCTATCTTGAGAGTTAGTACTTGCTAGTCCTTTAATTTCTACACTACCATCAGGCTGTTCACCTAATGATTTAAATGTATTAGTCCAGTGAAAAATTTTATTTGACATTTTTCTTCACCTTTTTAGTAGTTGATTTTTTAGGAGTAACTTTTGGTGTTACTACTTTTTTGACTACTCCGATTTCTGGATAGTAGTTTTTTACCATAGCCATCATTCTACTCCACGAGTTAAAAACTCTTTTTACTTGAACCGCTCTCATTGGAGCATCTGATTCAAGATTATACTCATTCAGTTCAAGTACTTTACCTTTCTTTGTAAAATACTCTCCTAATTGATTTATCATTGCCATTTTGTTCATATTTATTCTTCCTCATCTTCTGTTGGCCTACCACCCTCGATTGGGTTTGCGGCACTACCTGCGATATTTGCAGGAACTCTTGGTGTATCAAATCCTTCGACTGCTTCAAGATTCAATTTCTCCCTAGCTTCATTAGGTGTCATAATACCTGTATTGACCAAAGAAGCATAGTATGCTGCTTGATCTTTTAATTCTGGTTGTAGTGATGGAACATTTGTTACATCTTCTACCAATCTAAAACCAAAAAATCTTTCATATCCTTTCATTATTTTTTTAACTATAGGTAGTATAGTTTCTAAATAATACATTCTTTGGTTTGGTCTTATATTTGCATTATTACCACTATCCATAAGAATAGGTGGAACTCCTAATGCCTCGAGAATGATTCTCTCATTTGACTTAATTGCCTCTTGAAAATCTAGTTCTCTAAAATTAACTTCTGTTAAGTTTTCAACTTCTAAACCACCATCTAAAAATAGAGGTCTTCGACCTCCAGTATTTGGATTATATCTAGCAACCCAGGCCTGTAACATTCTTTCTTTGATTTTCTCTGAAAGAGTATTAGGACTCTTAAGTACTAAACCAGGAACTGCTCCATTCTTAAAAAAGTTATCTTGAAAGTTTCTCATATTACTAAGCAATTGCATAGTTCTATGAGCAGGTTTCAATCTTGGAACACCCCTGTAAATAGAGTGAAAACTATTTTCTTTTATATGGATTATTTCATTAACTGAATAATCAATACTATTATCAAATATATACTTACTTACATAAGTATTTTCATCAGTTTCAATTCTCATCTTATCTGCTGGAAGATGATACATATGCATACCGTCAAAATACACAAATATATTACCGTCAATAATTAAATCGACTAGTATATTTCTTTTGAATGTGCTAATATCTTGAAACGGATTCGGTTCTTTGTTGAGTAAAAGGTCTACTCTTGTTTTTCTAATATTTTTAAATATTGGAGTAGTTCCTAGTAATTGTTCTTGTACTAAAAATGGTATATCGGAGACATCATCAACAATCATATTGACAGCACGATTTACAACTTCTAGTTGTTCGTATGCATTTTTATAGCTCGTGATGTTTTCACGACTATCTACTGTTAGTCCTTCGTTTCTTGAAATTACATATTGAGAAGGATTCAATTTTTCTTCTTCTTTAGTATTTCTACCTAATAGAAAATCATACCATGCCATATTTGTCTCTTTGTTTATTTACCCATCTTTGCTGTTTTTCAGC